CAGGAGACGATCGATTACATGGTGCCGTCCGTCCTGCGCACGTTCGTTAGCGGGGATCGCATTGTTGAGTTCGAGGCGACTGACGAGGCTGACGAAGCTGCGGCTGATGAGGCTACGGCGGCGGTTGGTTACAGCTTCATGCGTCAGCAGGACGGTTACCGGGTGCTGCATGACTGGCTGATGTGCGGTCTGCTGGAGAAGTACGGCGTCACCAAGACGACCGCTGTGGATGAGGAGCGTGTCACAAGGCAGCGTGTGACCATCTCTGACCCGGTAGAGCTTGAAGGGTTCCAGGGCGAGGTCGAGGATGCTGAAGACAACGGCGACGGTACGTACACGCTGTCGCTGAAATCTGAAACCAAGATCAAGCGGTTCCTTGACGAGACGATCCCAGCCGAAGAGTTCCGCTATTCCGCACGCGCCCGCCATGAGGATGAGGCGGACTATCTGGCGCACGTGTCGGTCAAGACGCGCTCGGATCTGGTGGACATGGGGTTCGACCGTGAACAGGCGTATTCGGTGCCTGTCTACTCGTCTCTGCCGCGTGACAAGGTTGACGGCGACTATTACGAGCCGGATCCCGAGAGCACGACCGCGCTACAGATGGTCGAACTGCGCGAGGAATACGCCCGCATCGACATGGACGGCGACGGTATTGCCGAGCGCGTCAAGGTGTTCCGGGTTGAAAACGAAATCATGCGTTGGGCTGACGGTGAGGACTCTATCGAAGTCGTCGACGAACAGCCGTTCTCGCTGTTCACGCCGTTCCCGCGACCGCATCGTCTGGTGGGCTACTCGCTGGCTGACAAGGTCATGGATATCCAGCTAGGCCGGTCGATGATCGCACGGCAGTTGTTCGATGGTATGGTGCAGGCGAACATGCCGCGCCCGATCGTGTCGACGCGTTCGATGGACGAGAACACCATTGACGATCTGCTGTCACCTATTGCTGGTGCGCCTATCCGCGTGGCCGATATCAACGGTGTGCAGCCTTACCAGACGTCGTTCGACGTGGGCAAGTCACTGACCGTCATGGAGTGGATGACCGGCGAGCGTGAGTCGCGCACGGGTATTACCCGGCTCAACCAGGGCCTTGACGCCGACGCGCTGAACAAGACCGCGACTGGCACCGCCATGATGCAGGCGCAGGGTCAGCAGCAGGAAGAGTTTATTGCGCGGAACTTCGCTGAGGCGTTCTCGCGGCTGATGGCGAAGAAGTATCGCCTGATGAAGCGTGAGGGTGATCCGTTCAAGATCAAGGTCGATGGCCAGTACAAGCAGGTAGACCCCTCGCAGTGGCCTGACGACGTGAATCTGGCTATTCGGGTTGGATTGGGCACGGGCAACAAGGACAAGCGCGTACAGGCCCGTATGGCCATGATTCCTGTGTTGCAGGACGGCACGGCTATCGGCGAGGTTTCGCCTAAGCAGCGGTTTAACTTCGTTGATGGGTTGGTGCGGGATCTGAACATCGGCAAGGGCGTGGACTTCTGGAAGGATCCCGACGCGCCGCCTGAGATTGATCCGGCGACTGGTCAGCCCAAGGTCGAGCAGGAACAGCCCGATCCTGAAGCTATGGCAGCGCAGGCAGAGCAGGCGCGTGAAGATGCCAAGTTCCAGGCAGAGCAGCAGCGTGCGCAGGCACAGATGCAGCTTGAGCAGGAAAAGGCGGCGGCACAGATCCAGCTTAAGCGTGATGAGGCATCGGCTAACATCGATGCGCTTCGTGAGCGCCATATGCTTGAGATGGACCAAAAGCGTGAGCAGGCCCAGCTTGAAAGCCAGCTTGCCTACGACAAGGCAGACGTGGAGGCCCGCATTGCTCAATATCGGATTGACAAAGAGGCGGAAGTGAAGCGTTATGCCGCAAGCGTCGCTGGTACGCGAGATGATGGCGGCTTGGGAGTGAACCGCGAAGGTGGAGATTTATCGAAATGAAGCGTTATAAAACCAAGTTCGATTTCAGTGAGCCACGTTTCGATGGGTTGGTGAGCGGATTGACTCAAAAGATGGCTGAGCTTGAGGCTATTCCAGAAATTGAGAACCGCATGCATCGCTACACGGTGACGGGTGACGAAATGCTATCGCTTCTGCGTGATCCTCACATCAAGTTTCGGGATGCTTGACAACCCCGCCCAATAAGCGGACTATCAATCCACGGCCTCTAACCTGAGAGGGGGTGATCTTTTGTACCGGTGTGAGCGTTTACCCGTTAAGGATGACTGAGATGGTTTACGAAACAGAGCGCGGCGATGAAGTCGGTGTTTACGATGCGGATCGTTTTTGGGTTGATGTAACTACCGATGGTCACGCTAGCCTTACACGCGAGCAGCTTACCCAACTCCGCGATATCATAGACCAAGCCCTCAACACCAGCGCCGAAGAACTGGAGGCGTCCGGTGAGTGAGGATTCTTGCGGAACTTATAGGGGCAGTGAGATGAAGACCGAAAACGAAAAGATTATTGAGTTTCGCCAGTGGGCGGTCGAACAGGCCGTTAAAGCTGGTGCACAGCCGGAGGCCGTAAGGCATTATGCAGATATTTATCTGGTATATGCTTTGCAGGATCTTCCGGGAGCGCCAAAGTGACCGAAGAAATGCAACTCCGCCAGTGGGCAGTCCAGAGCGCTATCGAGATGGGCGCGGAGCTGAAGGACGTCTATAAGGTCGCGGATGAGATGGTGGATTACGTTATGGGCGTGTCTGAGGGTAAGCATGATGCTCCTTGAAATCATTGTCGCCTCACTCGCCGCTCTAGGACTGTTTGTCGTTGTGGCTGGGTTGGCTATCTACTTCAACCAGTCGGTCAGAGATGGTTTCGCGTCCAGCTACGGCTACGTTCCCCGCACGCCCAAGCCCCTGCCACGCATCCACAACGGCGCCGATGCTGTTGCGCGTGGCATGCGCTATTCCGCTTTTTACGAAGAGGAAGACGGCCTGCGCGACATGATTACGTCGCTGCGGCAGGACTATTTCCAGAAGATGGGCGAGCTGAAGCCTAACGACTTGGACGGACTTCGCGCGCTTGGCATGGCCGACCGCATTGCCCGTGAGATTGAGCGCAAGGTGCAGTCGGTGATTGAAACCGGGCGGATCCGTGGTAATGAACGGCATGTCCGCAATATTGCCAGCATTCGCTAGTATTGCCACCCGCGCTATCTTAGTGTAATTCTCAACCACTGCACTATCGCAGTGATGAAGGAAACCAATGGCCCAGTATCAGGATGATGCAGCCAGCGGCGATTTCGGGGATGACCTGGATAGCGCGGCAGCAGCGATTAGCGGATTGAACCTTGGGGAAGATGAGCCCAAGGATGAAGATGAAGAAGTTTCCGAGCCGACTGATGAGGACGATCTAGACCTCACTGACGACGAAGAAGACGATCAGGCAGACGACGAGGACGAACCGGACGACAGCCCGGCCATCGACGCTCCCGTAAGCCTGACTGCCGAAGAGAAGGCTAAGTTTGCGGCCCTTCCCAAAGAAGCGCAGCAGTACGTAGCCGATCTGGAGAGCCGCAGGGCAATTCAGGTCCAGACGGCAACTACGAAGGCATCCGAGGCCCAGCGCAACGCAGAGCAGAGCGCAGCCAGAGCCGACGCACAGGCCAAGGCCGTATACGCACAGCAGCTCAAGGCTATCGGGGACACTCTCGCCCCCCAGATGCCGGATCCGCAGTTGGCGCAGTACGACCCAGCGGCCTACATTGCCCAGAAAGCGCAGTACGATGTCGCCAAGGCTCAGCATGACGAGTTCATGCAGCAGGCGGAATCGCTCGGGAGCGACGCAGGACAGGAGCTGACGCAGACGGAGATCGCAGAGCGCGATGCTGAACTGATGAAGATCCCCGAAGTAGCGAACCCGGAAACCCGTGAAAATTTCTTCAAACTTGCAATCAAACGCGGTGAGGAGGCTGGTCTGGACATGAGCCATATCGGTCATGCAACCGCCGCAGAGTTGATGGCATTGAGGGAATGGGCTGACGATCGACGTGACGCGATTAAGTATCGTGAAGCAACGGCTCGTCAGATGCAGCGCGTTCGTGATGGCAAGAAGACGCGGACCACCAAGCCCAACGCAGCCCAGCCCAGCAGCGCGGAAGGTCGGGGTTATCGCGAGTCACGCGAGCGGTTGAACAAGAGCGGTGACGTCAAGGACGCCGCTAAGGCAATCGCAGCACTCGGATTGTAATCAAGCAGCCAACGTCGTGAGACAGTAGGCGCTCCCTTAGTAGGATATCAGTATGGCAGTTCCATCGAATACCATTCAGACCATGAGCCGCGTGGGCAACCGCGAGGATCTTTCGGACATCATCTCGAACATCTCCCCGACCGAAACCCCGTTCGTGACCGCAATCGGTCGCGAGAAGGCTGAGGCGGTTTATACCGAGTGGCAGACTGACGCGCTGGTTTCGGCCAATGCGAACAACAAGGCTGTCCAGGGCGACGACCTCTCGAACGAGAACCGTCCTGCAACGACCCGTCTGGGCAACTACACCCAGATCTTCACCAAGGTTATCGGCACGTCGACCACGCAGCAGGCTGTTAAGGCAGCAGGCCGCGCGAACGAGCATGCGTATCAGATTGCCAAGGCAGGCCGCGAAATCAAGCGCGACCGTGAAGCACGTTACACCGGCAACTTTGCAGCAGTCCCGCCGACGTCGACGGTTGCTGGTGAAGCGGCTGGCGCACTGGCGTTCATGAACGTCAACGCATCGCGTGGTGCTGGTGGCGTCAATCCCGTCCTCTCGGGCGGCACGACTGGCTATCCCAGTGCAGCGGCTACCAACGGCACGCAGCGGGCATTTACCGAAACGCTCCTGAAGGCGGCCATTGCGCAGGCATGGAACGCCGGTGGCGAGCCTACGCTGGTCATCATGAGCCTTGCCCAGAAGCAGATCGCGGCCACGTTCTCGGGCCTTGCCCAGCAGCGTCGTGAGACGGGCAGCAAGCGCCTGACGATCATCGC